CCAGCGTTATTCGGGAGGGGGCCACCGCCACGGAAGTCGAAATAGCCGTATCCGCTGAGTGTCCAGCAAATAACGTTAGTGCTGGCGTTCCAGAGGATATCGACGGTCATGCCAGAGCAATCATAGGAGATCTGCTCAATGGCTACCCTGGCACAAGACCTTCCCGTGCCAGATTCCGTACTGAGGGCGGATACATCGACTTTGGCTACAGCAGCTTCACCGCTACCATCGGAGATGTTGGTGAACTTCATAACCGCGATGCGGTCGCCGTCTTGGATCGTTTGGGACGTTACTGCGTCAGCCATCTGATTCTCCCCACGAGGACAGGGCTTCTAGCCCCGCTCGCTATAGGAGATATGACCACCCACCATAAGATGGGTGACCTTATCTCAATTAATCACATTAGGACAGCGATGCAGTCGTCACATATTCGATAATGAACGTAAACGATCCAGCAGTAGTGGCATCTGCGGTATTCGTGATGTTGCAGTAAACTGTCCGTGCGGAACCAGCATACACAATCGACACGGGAGCAGTAGTAGTACTCTCAGTTCCACTTATCAACGTGAGCTTTACGACATTACCCACCACAACTGTCGTGCCACCATCTAGAATCTGATCCGTGACCGCCGCAACAATCTGGGCACCGGAGCTTGATGTTCCAACCTCAAACCCGATGTCTCCCGTTCCGATAACCGGAGCCGTGACACAGACAATGGAGATGTTGGTGATGACGGTGTTGGCTGGCTGGGTAAACTCACCGATAGCTGAACTATCGCCTGCCGTGGTGTTGACCGTAACGCCTGAAGCGTGTCCAACACCCCCTCCTAGAACGACTCTGGTGGTATAAGCACCAGTTGAACTGCTCTTATCAACGGATTGGAATCCGTTTTCCGACCGTACTGGACCTGAAAAAGTCGTGTTAGCCATGATCTTCTCCTGTCTTGGCTAGTGTCTGCCGATTACTCGACAGTCAGGAAAAAATAGGAGGGGAGAAAGCAATCAATCACAAAGCTCGGGAGCCGTCCCACAGCCCCATAAAAGATTGCTTCCTCTCCCACCCCTTTATACTACGCTCCGGGTGAACCCCAGATCCCAAGTGGATCGGAGACACCGAAGCTGTACCGCTCGCGAGCCTTATAACGAACATTTCCGGTATCGAAATCACCGTCCATGCTCGTTTCAAGTGCAACACGATTGAAATGCTTCATCCCGTCTGGAATATCTGTCAGAAGGAACCACGCATCCGTATCCGTTAGATAGTGGTTCACGACCGTACCTCCCGGAATAACATTCATCGAACGCAAGGCGTTGATGTCGTTATCGGCAGTCGCAGGACGAAGTTCAGACTTCATCACCCGTGTCGCCACAAACTGCAAATCGGGCGGGATGACAAGCGTCTGGGGACGAGCAGCGATCAATAGACCACGCTCATCCGTCCATTTACCAATCTGAATCACGGCAGCCTCAAGAGAAGTCTCGTTGAGGTCAGCGGCAGTTCCTGGGCGGTTGGAATTCTTGCCACCTGAAACGAGCGGGTGACCATCACCACCAGTTACGCCATCACTAGATGCCGTGAACAGATTTACACCGTCGCCGCTTTGATAAGCGTTGGTGAATCCGTTGTTCAACGGGAACACGGCCTTCACCTGCTTGGTGTGGGCCATGGCGCGAGCCAGAGCCTTTGTATAACGAGCCGATAGAGAATCGTAAAGATTATCCTCCATGGCCTCTTCCGTAATGGCGAAGCCCATGGCAATCGTTTCATGGTTGTACCGCGCCACGAACGACTCCTGTGCAGCGTCATACGAAATCGCGTCACCCTCATCCTTCACAGGTGCCGCATCGAAGCCCGAAAGCTTCACCTCTTCCTCAAAGGAACGATCCGAGCTTTCCGTCTCATAGATTTCGGTATGCTCGTCATCATAACGTGCATACTCCATTCCGAAGAGAGCGTTCAAGCCTGGAAGTAGTTCCTTGAGGAGCTGTGCGCGTGAAATAGCCATTTGTCAGTCTCCTATACGCCTGTGGCGTTCAAATAGGAATGATTAGAAGCTGACCCGCTAGACGCAGCGTTGAACTTCACGATTACATCTGGGAACGCATCACTTGCCGTTGTCCCTTTCGGGGGAAGGCTGGTAGGCCCATCAACAAAGCTGATGATACGAAGAGGCAGCGTGTTCGTTGTTGCTGGGGTGCTGCCATCAAGTGCGCTCTTGGACTTGCCAAAAGTAGTACTGCCTGCTGTCACAACAACAGATGCATTAAGTCCGCGATCCGTGGTGTTCAACGCCTCGTCGGCCTGCATCTGGAAAACGACCATAGGATCATCCAGCACATACGCCATCGCGTCAGTGGCTGCGTTGTCCGCAGGCCAAAAATTTGAAAACGTTTTCTGTCCGGATGTCGGGTCCGTATAGGAGCAACCCAAGAAAATTCCAACTGTGGTCAAAGCCGCAGTGCCAGCATCTTTTTCAATGGTACCATTTGCCGCAACCTTAACGAAATCACCATTAGAAATCTGTGTATCGTATGTAGTAATGATCGGCAAATGTCTTGTCTTGCTAGTAAATGACCCAGAAGCACTCAAGGTGCCAACAGGCCGAGCCCCGTATGGGGTTGCTGTAATAGCCATAATATTCTTCCTATCAATTTCTTCAAATATTGCTAATTAGATAACCTCAGCGTTTACCACCGCCGAAGGTTACACGAGTTTGACGATCAGGCGGGAGAACGGGCATCCGAGGATCACTTTCCCGCATATAACTGTTATCGACGGCCTGCATCTGTGAGGCAGCGTGTCTTTCGTAATACTCACGCCTCTTGTCTACGCTTTCCTCAGATTGTTTGCAGAGCAATAGCCCACCAAGTTCGATTCCTCCTCTCTCCTTCCACTCCGATTTATGATCGCTCATAATGCGGAGTTCTGGATGATCTTCAGCTTTAACGGGTTCCCATCCTTCACGGAATTTCTTGGAAACATTCGTGTTGTCTGGGCTGCCTACCATAGATGTTCGTATCCACCTGAACACCCAGCCATCCTGAGGATCGGGATCTGGAAGAACCGATGCAGGTTCCCAAGAAACATCACGAGCCTCGCTTTCACGAGTATCTGCTTTCCTGGATTCCCTGGGGGCGCGTTCGTTAGCCATTAGGCCATCTCCTTGATTATCTGTGCCGCATATTGCTGTGGCGTTATACCCAAGCGTTCCGCGAGTTTAACTTGAGTCTGTGTCAGAGTGACCTTATGCGATGGCGCACCACTATTTCTAGATGCTGGCGCAACCACCGGATTCGCCTTGCGACGAGATGCAGCATCAACTACGACAACATTTGAAGATGTCGAGTCGGTGCCGAAGTGCGTAGGAAAAACTTCTTTCATACGATTATCTATCAACTTATAATACTCATCAGAATTCGGGTCAATACCCTCTTCTCCTACTAGTCTTTCATGTATGCCGTATGCAAGGCTTGTCATCTCCCTGTCTTGACCAAACCATTCATTCGATTCTTGCCAAGACACAGCCTTAGAATCAGGCTCCGGGGGCGCTTCGGGTACATATTGCTGAGAAGCCTGGTTTTGCAGCTCCTGGTCCTGGGCAAGCACGTTACTCTTCCAGTTATCAATAATTTTCTGCGAAACAGACGGTGCATAAGCCTGGGCAAGCTGCGCGTTGGTCAAATCTTTTTGCGCTTTTGTAATTTGATCCGAATCGCCGGACTCATGCGCCTGCTTGAAGGCTTCTTCGGCAACAACAAGCGTGGCACTAGCACGATGCTTTGCCTGATCCGTCAATGCCGTCTGAGAATCCTGAACAAGCTGCACAAGGCGTTGATTTTCGGTTTGTAGCCCCTGTGTGTAGTTAACGGCCTCATTTGCAAGCTTATTAGAAGCTTCCTTGGCCCTACGCTCCTCGTGATACTCCCATTTTAGCTTTTTAATGCGCTTTTGGGCACGATTCCCCAATTGTGAAAGCTCTTCGTCGGACGCGGTGCCCCCGTCTTCCGATGTTTCGGCTGCGGGAGCCCTTTGGTCCCCTTCTGGGCGATCATCTACGACCTCAACGTCCACTTCATCCGGCTTGGTGGTATCAAT